GGTTACGGTTTCCACACCGCATTTGCGTCTCAAAAGAGAGAACGTGCACCCTGGACAATGGGCGACTACTAGCCAATTATACACTAGCACGCTTTAGACCAAGCATAGTGAGAAGAGCTGGGATTCAACTCAAACACGAGATTTTGAAGGAAAGATGTGACTAACAATATTCCAGTCAATCAGCATCCCAACAGGGAGATCAATGGGTGGAGACCAGGGGAGCTGTCCTACTACGTTACACTTCAATACATCTAAGCTAGCATTATCAGTGATTGGTTTTGGTGCTTAATCCCCAATATGTCCATGGTAACGCCATGGCCTCAACATATTGGTTGACACATTTGCAATCTATCGATGACCCGTACGGAGGGAATGATAACAAAGGTAGTAAATTTCTCACGAAGATTTATGGACGACGGATTCGAACCGTATCAACTCAGAATCTGTGATGGGCTGGCTAGCTGAATAGACGGGAGCACCTGTCATAAATCACTAGTTTGCTGGGGATGGTGGAGGCGCAACTCCTTCGTTCCCTACCAATAGATTACGGTTACAGTAACAGTGCCGCACCTTCCAAAACCTCAGGAGCCATTTCTGTGAAGATAGCTTCAGCAGTGTGGCCCCAGTCAGTAATGGCGGTACCAGCATTGTCAATGAATGCTAAGACGGAATCGCCTGCTTCTGCCACCACCTTGTACATAGCCACAGCGGAATTGACCCCGTCTGCAATCGTTCGAATATGATCGACGACAGGGGAGCTGTGTTGCAACGGTGACGGATGGACCAATTTTCCAATTGCTCCGTCAGATCGAACTCCGTTGGCGGTGATAGTAGGCGGGTAAGGAACTCCAAGTGGAGATGTGTCGGCGTGTAAAGACATCAACCCACTGAATGGTTCGTGGAAGACGAACTGCGATAATTCCACCGGATCGACAGTATCAAAGTGGGTATACGGACCGGTAGGAATATGACCAGTGCGCAACGCCAAAGTGTTGTTCTTCGTTGTGTGTTGGTGTCCACCTGCATCTGGGATGGCTTGGAGTGCTGGGGGTTTGAGGGTGTGTGAATCGTAGAACAGGGAGGCATGCCTCGCAGTTCCTCCACCTGTGAATTTGGATCCATCTTGGACGAAGTGAAAAGAACGAATGGCACGGTCACCAACTCGTGGGGACCGCAATTCGATTTCGTACTCGACGAAAATATCACCAAAAGCAACTGGAACCGACGTTCCAATGAGCGTGGCTCCAGTCTCTGAAAGAGAAACGGCTAAATAACCAACGTCGGAAGTGCGTAATTCACGCTCGTCAATGTTGGCGAGCTCTGATAATTCGCGGACATACAATTCCTTGTTGATTTTGGCAGATGGTAGCATTACCTCGCAGTGTTGATAGACACTAGCTGCACGAGTGTCAGAAGCATTGTATAAGTACCTCAAGTCCGTTGGAATCTCCTCTGCTGGGTCATAAACTGGAGTCATAATGACTCGACCGTTAGCAAGAGTTGAAACCTGCGGCACATACACAAATTTGATCTTCTTGAAAACATATTTCTCGTATCTCCTAGCAATTGAAGACAGCCATGGAAAAGTTTGACCATCTCCAGGATTGATAGGCAATTTGAGAGGGGAAGCGGGAATCTTTTCTCCAGTAGTGCTCTGTTGAGATGAAGTAATTCTCTGTAGATCAACGGAGCTGCAAAATTCCCGATGTTTTACTCGCATTCCACCAGTGTTTAAAGACCGGATGGTGGGTCTGGGTGTTGTTCTTGTTTTTGTTTGTTTTGTTTTATTCGCAACGCAGTAACTTAGACGAGGGCCGGCGTTATGGCTTCCTCGTCGCATCATCCGAGTGTTCAAACTTTCTGGGTGGGCTACACCTATCGGGCACTTGAATCACACAACCTGAACTAAAAAGTTCTCCCAAATTCCACTCTAAGCGTTCGAGGACCACCTAAGGACGAAATTGGTGGTCACCGCCGTAATCATAAAGTGGTGTGGTTGCCGCTCATCAACCGTAGCGCTGAGGGTCTTCCTTGCGGCATTAAGCACATAGTCTAGTGCAAATCTTTCCGGTTTTGCTGTTCGGGCGGGACAAGACATTGAATGGACTGAATCATTCTCAGTGGTTCTTGAATCGGTTTCGAATAAATTGGATCAGGCAACTCATCATAATGTTTCTCAATGAGCTGTTGTTCCAATGGGGAAATATCGAATGCAAAATAGAAACTGATGCGCTCTTGAATTGTTGGCTCGCGTTGTTTTAATTCAAGACCATCAATCAGTTCCTGTCGATATTTATAATAACAGTTCCCCTGTTCGGGAATCCATGGCGTAGATCCTCTGCCAAGCCAT